TGTATCCAGGGTGTGACCACCCCGAAAACTTCAAAGCGTTAGAACAACTATTAATCATTATTCTAACAGGACATGACGTCGTCCTTAAACGTTATTGTTGCTAACAAGTCAATCTCTGACATGTTGGATGCTTATTCAGAAGCATCTAACAGTGCCAATATCTCTGGTGTTTCCACTCAAAGAGAGAGATTGCAAGACTGCAAAAAGGTCGAAATCTTCATCAACGTGATTTATGATATTATGAAAATATATGGATTCGTTAGTGGAGTTGAAAAAAGTTTATCGAAAGAGGACCGTACTTATATAAAGAGTAAAACTCAATTAGAAAAACTACGAATGAGGAATCGCATCCTCGAATTCGTGTATAAGACAGGCTTTGGTTCTTGGAAAGATTTTTTTTAAGTACAAAATCAATGCATTTTTTAGCCATGTGATGGGCCAAGAGGTCCCTCCGGCTCCCGCTGGGTTAGATCTATATCAAGATTTGATTCAACCTTCATTTTTAGTATATGGAAGGGGGAAGAGGTTCATTCGTAATTTGAACCGAAAGAAATTAGTGTCTTTTGCACAAAGTATCGCTCAATCCAAGAAAGCCGCTCCGGCCGTATCAGAAGATATGGTGAGTGAAGCTGAGTACAAATGTTGGAAGCATCTTACAACCGAAAGGTTAGATGAACCTGATTTTGTCATTAATGACGGGATTTTTGAGCAACCCATTAACAGAAACGTAATCTGTTACCAACTTAGACGGACAGTACGCGAAGTCTTTGGTGGAAAGAAACCTGATTGGGATGAACTTACCCAACCATTTGTGCCTTCTACCAGTTCCCAATATAATTATTCTAGAAAGAATCTTGGGGCAGTTGGAGCCTTCCTAAACAATCCATCGATATCCGAAAAGATTAGTGGTTGTGATGTTGGAGTGTCAATGAAAGTTGATTCTGTCCTTTTGAAAGGGGAATTGACTGAACTCTACGGAAGTGCAGGAAAAGAAGAACAGGAGAGAATTGATCGTGATTTTGAGAACATCATGGTTAAGGATACTCTTGGTATTCATTTCGATGGGGAAAAACTTATTGAATTTTGGAGGGATGCGATTTATCCTACTCTGATCGAGGAAGCTCTAAGAGAGGAGCCGAAGACAATTGTTATTGGTCTTCCCGAACCCTTTAAGGTTCGGTGCATAACTGCAGGTCCTCCCCTGACTTATACCGCACTCAAACCAATGCAAAAATGGTTATGGGGTGTTCTCAAGGAAGAGTCCGTGTTTCAACTTATAGGAACTCCAGTAACGGAGGAAATTGTGATGAAACAATTGGGACGGTTAGGTCTTGGTGAAGAATTTATTTCTGGTGATTATAAAGCTAGTACTGATAATCTTCACAGTTGGGTTTCCGAATGTCTGTTGGACGCACTCATGGAGTGTATTTCTGAAACTTTAATCGGTTTGAATGATTCAAATGATCCACTAAGAAAGTGGTTACCGATGTTAGAAAGTTTGATGAAAAGAGCTTTAACAGGACATTCCATCTTGAACCCGAAATATAATGATATATATAGGATGGGAATGGATGCGATTCCAGAGGATGGATTTCAACCTCAAAAAGAAGGACAGTTGATGGGAAGTATAATATCTTTTCCTTTTCTTTGTCTTGCTAATGCTGCTCTCTGTAGATTTGCTATGGAAGTTAGTGACCTTAAGAATTATAAGGTTGTTGACAGATATATTGAAGGATATGAGACAGCTAGATTGTTGATCAATGGGGACGACTGTGTCTTCCCTGGCAAGAACGGAATCTTTTCTAAATGGAAGCAAATTGCCGCCTTTGGTGGTTTAGAGTCTTCTGTTGGTAAAACCTTCTGTGATAAGGATTTTATGACAATTAATTCCTGTCAATTCAGTTATTCTGAATCTACTTTTTCGTGGGAAGACTGTAGTGGTCTGACTAGTGATTTTGTTTACGAAACCATTAAATATGTAAATATGGGATTAGTTTACTGTCAGAAAAAGGATGGTACTCGAGGGAAACCCTTCTATAGAATGGGGGCCGTACATCGAGATTTAGAAAAAACTTGTCCACCCGAGCTATTCGAAGCTGCGTCTAAATGTTTCTTGAAAGAAGCCAAGACGACTAAATACCGTTTCGTCACTGATAAAACAGGAGCTAAGACCATTGGTCCTGACGGTGAATATTTGATGTGTGAAATGAAGTTTCACAATCTTAAAGAAGCTGGTGTTCCTCATTACCTACCTGAATGGTTGGGTGGTGTAGGTTTAGTCCCAGAAGATTACTTGTTTAATAATAATAAAAATCAGATAAGTTTGATGGGAGCTTTGGAAATAAGGGCCAGCATGGCGGAAAACTGGGTTCCGAGGTCTCTTAAAGAGACTGATGAATGGAGATTCCATAAACTCTACAATGATTCTATGAAAGAATATTGTTTTTTAGGTCGTCAGAATTTTGTTGACGTCGAGTTTGATGGTAACATTCGGAATTTGTCCGATGAAGAGGGAAAGCTCTATGGGCTCCAGATTGTTTCTTTGATGTTGCAGACTCCTTTGAACCTTTTGAAGGTGAGTCTTGATCAAAAGAAAGAGGAAAAACACTTAAGGGAGGTGGCTGAACATAATCAGCAGGCCTGGACGTACTTAAGGGCTTCCGATCGGAAATGGAAGAACAAGAAACTGGTAACGAAGTTAACTTCGAAACAGGTTTATCTTGATCTCTTAAACGAAAAGAAGGAATTTCCTCTGTCATGCTTCGATGTAAGGGAAGCGAAACTTGCATCATTTCCTGTTTATGTGAACAGGGACCAACCTAGGGCGGTGCCCGAAGATCTTAGTCTGATTTAGGTGGTCTGGGTTTGCGAACCCCTTCAACGACACGGTTTAGAACGGTAATACGTTGGATTTGTTGTAATTGTATAGAGGCTTATCTGGTCTAGAAAACCCAGTTAACCTATTCTCATTGGGATGAGAGTAAGTACTCTATAGGGAACAATTAAGTTTGTTTTAGTCGATCTATCTCGAGTTATGTACTAGTAACACTAGTCCGTGATGATGACAGTCCAGTTGATTCTGGTTGCGATTAATATAAAAGGAAAGTTTCCGCCAAAGCAGTTAAACAATCCAGTAGTCATTTGATTTACCCCAACGTGATCGTTGAAGTAGGAAGAATTGGTACCTCTTCCGTTAAAATGGCA